CCGGGAGCTGAGCAACTTCTCACGGCCATCGGCAATAGTAAGCGCCTATCAGATGGTCGAATTGCAGTGAAATGGGACATCCCGGAAGTACAGGCCCTGCATGATTTCGGCATTCGCGCTCCCAGCCCCATCGAGCGTAAGTACCTATGGACAGGCAAGTTCAAGCCGTACGATCACCAGAAGTCAACGGCGTCGTTCTTAACTAAGCACAAGCGCGCGTTCTGCTTCAACGAGATGGGTACAGGTAAGACCGCATCCGCCATCTGGGCGTCTGACTACTTGATGAACGAGGGCTTAGTTAGCCGAGTACTGGTAGTGTGCCCAGTATCTATCATGGACTCCGCTTGGCGCGCCGATCTATTTTCCTTTGCCATTCACCGTGCAGTGGACGTGGCTTATGGGCCCCGAGCTCGACGCGAGGCGGTTATCAATGGCCCGGCCGAAATCGTCGTAACGAACTATGATGGCATCCGCGGGCACGTTGACCTGTATAAGAAAGGCGGATTTGACCTCATCATCATCGACGAGGCCACGCACTACAAGAACGCCCAGACACATCGCTGGAAGGCCCTGGCTAAGCTGGTTGATGAGGACACGTGGTTGTGGATGATGACCGGCACACCCGCCGCGCAGAGCCCTGTAGACGCTCATGGGCTGGCCAGGTTTATCAACCCCGGTGCAGTGCCCCGCAGCATGGTCCGATGGCGTGACGTGGTTATGATCAAGACCGGGCAGTTCACCTATGAGCCTCGCCCAGGGTATCAGGAGATCGTCCACCAGGCACTGCAGCCAGCGATCCGGTTCACGAAGGACGAGTGCCTCGACCTACCGGGCATTGTGTACACCAAGCGTAAGGTCGAGCTCACCGCGCAGCAGAAAAAGTATTACAACGACGTTCGGCGTGTTGCTCGTACCGAGGCAGCAGGGGAGACAGTCACTGCAGTGAACGCTGCGGTAAAGATGAGCAAGCTGCTGCAGATATCTGCGGGCGCGGTCTATAGCGACGAGGGGGAGACAGTAGAGTTCGACGTATCCAACCGGTACAACGCACTGCGAGAGGTGCTCGACGAAGCTGCGCACAAGATCCTGATTTTTGTGCCGTTCAGGCATACGATTGAGATGCTACGCGAGCGACTCGACAAGGATGGCTTTACAACTGAAGTCATCTCCGGGGACGTTAGCGCGGGCAACCGCACCGACATCTTCAAGCGGTTTCAGGAGACTAAGAACCCGCGCATTCTCGTGATCCAGCCGCAAGCCGCGGCGCATGGGGTTACGCTTACCGCCGCCGATACCGTCGTCTGGTGGGCCCCTGTGCCCTCACTAGAGACCTATGCCCAGGCCAACGCACGTGTGGACCGCGCAGGGCAAAAGAACAAGTGCACCGTAGTGCAGTTGACCGGCTCGCCGGCGGAGGCGCGGCTATACGCTATGCTGGACAAGCGCATTAAAAATCACGATGCGCTGATCAGTTTGTACGGGGATGTGCTTGACATAAAAGCCTAACCGGTTTATAAAAGAGTTATAACCAAGCCACGAATGTTTCGTGGAGTAACAACGGAGAACCTCATGACCATCGACAAGCCCATTGTCGAGCTCGTTAAGCAGTACATCTCACTGCGCGAGCGCAAATCCAACCTCGCCAAACAGTACGGGGAGAAGAAGGCGCGCATCGAGAACGACATGAACGACATCAGCGACCTGCTGATGTCTCACCTAAAAACACTAGATGCTACAAGCATCAACACTCCAGCGGGAATGATTATCCGCAGTGTGAAGACTAACTACTGGACGTCCGATTGGGAGAGCATGCACGAGTTCATCCGTGAGAATGACGTCCCAGAGTTCTACGAGAAGCGCCTTAACCAGGGCCAGGTGCGTGCCTTCTTGGAAGAAAACCCCGAGGCCGCGGTTCCGGGGCTTAACGTAAATTCAACCTATTCACTAACCGTACGGAGATCAAAATGACCGATACACAGCAAAAGGAAGACGTAGTCCGCGTCTTCACCGGAATTCCCGGAAAGTGGCGCACGCTAGTCGGCGCGTCAAACTACATGGGCGTAGGACACAGCACCATTAAAGACATGCGCAAGTTCGGGCAGGTACCCGACGAAGCCGTGCTGCAGATTGGTGCGCGCACTTACTACGACGCCGACCTCATCATCGAACACCTCAAGCATTTGCAAGGAGTAATCGCCAATGGCTAACGCTTTAGACGTCCTCAAAGGCGGCACCGACCTCACGACCAGCAGCCGCTATCAGAAAGCGCTGGACAAGACCCGTAAATCCGCGGGCGGTGGCGGTGACCACAAGCGCGTAAGTATCCGCGGTAAGGTCTTCCGTGTCATGCACGGTAAAGAGCAAGTGCATACGTTTAAAGACGGCGTCATGGACATCGTTATTGTTGATACGAGCCCCGTCGTACGCACTTACTACGATAAGGACTATAATCCTAAGGCGGACGCCCCGGTGTTCCCCGCATGTTGGTCTAATGACGGCGTGGCCCCTGACGATCGCGTTCCGACTACGGCACGGCAGTGCAAAACCTGCGCGAAGTGTGACATGAACATCAAGGGCTCCGCACGTTCTGGCCAAGGTAAGGCGTGCCGCTACAGCATGAACCTGGCGTTCTACTTCAACAACAAGTGGGACGACGTCTATCTCCTGTCCGTGCCGGCCATGTCGTTGTTTGGTAAGGCCGACGGCAACAACTACCCGCTGCAGGCGTATCTCAAGACTTTGGCGGCGCACCAGACCCCTGTGCAGGCCGTCGTGACGCAAGTCACCTTCGATACCGATGCCGAGGGCCCCAAGCTGTTCTTCACCCCCACCGAGCGGCTCGACGTTGATACGTTTGATATGGTCGACGAGAAGGCGGAAGACCCGGCAATCGCACAGATGCTGGAGCTCAACTTCCAGCCCAAGGCGGATGATACCGACGACGACGAGCCGAAGGCGGCAACGACTGCCCGACGCAAGGCCGCGGTAGTTCAGGATGACGAGGACGACGCCCCGTTCGAAGAGCCCAAGAAGCGTGGTGGGCGTAAAGCCGCTGCGGTAGTCGACAACTCCGCGGAAGATGAGCTTGACGAGTGGTAACCCTCTCGGTGTAAGTTTGTTAAGGCCGGGCAATACTGCCCGGCCGTTTTTTTCCTGGAGTTACGGGCTATGCAGCCAACAGAGTTTTTGCGGGCGGTGTTGCCCGATGAAGGCTACTACTGCCTTTTTGCCGCTAACAGCGCGGCAGACGCCCGGCGCCAGAAGTTTTACAGTTCACCAGAAGCCCTCTTTGCGAACGCGCAGCGCGCGAATGGTGCAGGGTATGACGTATACTTCGCCCTGGCGTCGTTTACCGAAGCCGGATCCCGCAAGGCCGAAAACGCCGTCAGCATGCGAGCGTTTTTCCTAGACCTAGACTGCGGCCCCGGAAAACCATTCCGAACCCAAACTGATGCAATTGCGAAGCTGTCGGCGTTCCGCCGCGCTATCGGTCTCCCCGCCCCCATCCTCGTATCTAGCGGCTATGGAGTGCATGTCTACTGGCCTCTTGAGGAGGCCGTTCCGGTAAGTGATTGGGCCCGCGCCGCTAAGAAGCTCAAGGCCATGTGCGACACGCACAAGCTCGAAGCCGATCCTGCCGTCACATTAGATAAGGCGCGCGTGCTGCGCATTCCCGGCACGGACAACTACAAGCGCGAGACCCCCGCCCCGGTCAAGATAGTGAGCCTGGCGCAGTCCGCCATAAGCTTTGAGGACTTCGCCGCGGCGGTCGGGGCTAAAGCCGGGATCGAGCAAATCCTGCGCCCCACCGAGGGTATGAAAGACGCGATGGCCAGGACCGAGAAGTCTCTGGCAGCGATGGATTCGATCTACAAGTATTCATTCGCGGACATTGTCCGTCGGTCTAAGCGAGGAAACGGATGCGCGCAGATCATAAACGCGATTGTTAATCAAGCGACCTTAGAAGAGCCTCTGTGGCGTGCCGCCCTGTCTATCGCATCCGTATGCGAGGATGGAGTAGAGTCCGCCCATAAGCTGTCCCACAGGCACCCCAACTACAGCCCGGGGGAGACGGAAAAGAAGCTAAGCGAGATCCAGGGCCCGTATGGGTGCGACAAGTTCAAGCAGCTAAACCCCGAGGGGTGCAAGAACTGCCCGGTAGCGAAGAAATGCACGAACCCGATCCAGCTTGGGCGGTACATACCCGAGCGCGACGCCGAGGATGAAGTTGTAGAGGCGGTTCGCCCTGAGGGAGCCGAAGACTTTATCGGCGACGAAGAGAACCCCACGGGCATTGTGGTCGCAGATGGAGAGCAGATCGTAGTCCCGGCATACCCCGAGCCGTTCTTTAATGGGCCGCGCAACGCGGTGTGCATCAAAAAAGTAGATAGTGATGGAGAGGAGTATACGCACTTTGTTTACCGGGACCCGTTCTACGCGGTCAAGCGGGTCAAAGACCCGGACAAGGGCGAGATGGTGATCATGCGCCTGCATCTGCCGCAAGACGGTGTGCAGGAATTCATCGTACCGCTAACGTCGATCACCTCGCGAGAGGAGTTCAGAAAGTGTGTTGCCGAGCACGGCATCACCGCACATGGAGATTCATTAGGTTTATTGGTGGCATATATGGTTCAGTGGATAGAACACTTACAAAGTAAAGAGTCCGCGCTTGCTGCGCGCAAACAGTTCGGATGGACCGGCCCGGCGAGTGCCCGGTCGTTTGTCCTAGGCAGCAAAGAGTACATGCCGGACGGCAGTGTCGTGCATAACCCCCCGTCCAGTTCGACGGCGCAGTTTATGGGGGCCTTCGACCCCCGGGGCACCCTGGAGGAATGGAAAGAGGTCGCGGAGTTCTTCGATCGTGACGGCATGGAGATTTTTCAGTTCATGATGTGCGCGGCTCTCGGGGCTCCGCTCATGGACCTCACGGGGTGGAACGGCCTATCCATCAACGTTTTCGGCAAAAGTGGACTGGGCAAGACCACGATCGCTTCGGCAGGATTGGCGGTGTGGGGCGACCCGACACGCATGAAGATGCACTTGAACGACACGGCTAACTCAAGCATGAACCGTCTCGAAATCTTCAAAAACCTGCCCGTGCTCCTCGACGAGATCACGCTGAGCGGCGATAGAGAGCTCTCCGAGTTGATCTTTAAGGTGACTGCCGGGCAGCAGAAGAACCGCATGTCCGGTAAGAGCAACGAGGAGCGGCGCCGCGGCGAGCCATGGGCGCTGTTGAGTTTCATGACCAGTAACGCCTCTGCGGTTGAGCTGATCCGAGCGAATAAGACCGTCTGGGACCCGGAAGCGCAGCGCATGCTAGAGTTCCACGCGGCGAAGTACCAGTTCAACGATAAGGCCATCACCGACCAGCTGACCGACAAACTTAACGGCGTGTCAGGCACGGCGGGTCCGGTGTTTATTTCCTACGTTGTCCAGAACCGCCAGACGGTGACCGAGCTGCTCCGCAAAGTCCAACGCAAAGTTGATACTGCCGCAGGGCTGGAGAGCGAAAACAGATACTGGTCTGCGGCCGCGTCGGTGACGATGACCGCGCTAGTGTTGAGTAAGCGCCTTGGGCTGCTTACTTATGATGAAAAGAAACTTTTCGATTGGGTTATTAACATGCTGAAAGAACACAAGGCTTCCGTGCAGGAAGGCATGCTCTCCCCCGAGCAAATTATCGCGCGCTATCTTGCGGAGTCTCAGGGCCGCACTCTGCGCATCGCCTCCACCGTGCGGGGCAAAAAGATCGAGGATGTATCGGACCTGGTTGACCCGGAGCGCACGCCATACAATGAGCTCGATGTTCGCTATGAGACCGACCGCAACGTGGTCTTTATGGACACCAAGCCACTGCGCAAGTGGTGCGCGAAAGAGCGGATCGCCTATGAGCCCCTGGTTAAAGCCCTTACAACCGCTGTGGGAGCGCGCAGCACTATGAAGCGTATGGGCACGGGCACGTCCCAGGCCCTGCCCCCTGTGTGGGCGCTAGAGGTACCCCTGCTGACCGACGTGTTGTCGGAGGCCGTAGGCGGTGAGTGAGTCCCTGGTCGCTTCGGTTGACGATATGAGCCCCGACGGGGTTCGCATCGCGGTGGAGTGGGATAAGTGGGAGTTGGGAGCGTCGGTGTTCGTGCCGGCGCTGGCCGTGGATACGGCCATAGCGCAGTTTAACTCTCACGCAGCCCGTAGAGGGTGGGCTTTAATTACCCAGATCGTAGTAGAGGACGGCCTGTTAGGCGTCCGAGCATGGAGAGTTGATCATGAGCACAATAATCAGTCCGAGCGTGAAGGCGACGTCGAAAGCGTCAGCTAAGGAGAAGCGCATCGC